GAGATTGTTAACCAATACATGGCGAGCAACAAAGGAGAGAAGAACAACTTTGATGTGCTGATTAACCGAATCATTCTTGCAGGTGCTGATCCTAAGAACACATCAGCCAAGGACATGATTGACCAGATGCTTGGTGTCGTTAAAGCAGGACGTGCTTCCGAAGGTGGCAAGTTCATGGAGATGGCACAGAACTGGTTCATCAACTCACTACTGTCAGGTCCAAGGACTATGATGAAGAATGGTATTGGTAACATGATTACTCAGACTCTTCTTCAAACTGAGCTAGCAATCGGTGGACTTACAGTTGACCCAGCTATCACTCGTATGGTGCTGAAAGAGATGGCAACCTTTGAGTCGTTCCGTGAGTCTATGAAGTATTTCTTAGATGTGTATTCGATGAAAGACCAACTGTTGGACATTGGACGTAACCCACTTGAGAACACAGCGAACACGGGTATTCCAAAATACTTTGATAACGCTGCTCCAGAAGAGACAATGAAGAACTCCATGAACTGGTTCAGTGAGAATGTTGTTAACATTCCTGCTAAGACTCTCATGGCGATGGACGAAGTCTTCAAGCAATCGATATTCCGTCAGAACGCAAAGATGGAATGGACGCTAAAAGGTATGAAGTTAGGTATCAAAGACCCTGACGCATTGACCGAGTATGTCATGAGAGGTATGGACGCTGTTCTTGTAGACGGTGAACGTGCGTTCTCCGATGCTGGTGTCATGAAGTTTGCACAAGCATCCGTCAAGAAGATGGACGACGAACTTGTAGCTGCTGGTCAAAAGCCAATGACTCCTCAGAAGAGAGGTGCCGAAGTAAATCGTATCATCGGTGAAGAGACTAACAAACGTGCAGAGATGCTAAAGTCATACGAAGAAGGCGGTCTTGGATTAGAGAACATCTCTGACATTGACAACGTAGCAGCTCGCTCGCTAGAGCAAGCACGTTACGGAACATTCACAAACGATGCTGGTGCTTTCGCAGACTTGGCGCAAGCTATGACGCAGAAGGTTCCACCACTTCGTCTGATCTTTCCGTTCATTCGGACTCCAGTAAACATTCTGAAGTTCTCGTTTGACCGTGCATCAGGTGGTGTGATGGATGCAGGACGTAGCGCACTTGCTATGATGCCTGACATGCCGATGCTGAAACGAACTCAAGATGAGTTGCGTATGAAGCTAGAGTCTCGTAACCCTATCGAGGTTGCACGAACACGAGGTAAGATTGCTACATCTGTTATGATCAACGGCACGTTGCTGTATATGATTATGGCAAACCGTGACTTCATTACAGGTGGTGGTCCAAAAGATATTGCACAGCGCAAGACACTTGAAGCAACAGGATGGCAGAAGTATTCGCTTAAGTTTGGTAACAAGTATGCAAGCTTTGCAGGTCTTGATCCTCTTGGAACACACTTTGGTGTTCTTGTAGATATTGTTGAGCAGTTGGATGAACATGCCAGCCACAACACAACAGTTGCAGAGCAGATGTTCGCAGCAGCTTCTATATCTCTATCACGTAACGTAACTGAGAAGTCTTATCTAGCAGGTCTTAAATTCCTGACTGATGCTATCTCTGAGCCTGACCGTAAGATGGAACGAGCAATCCGAAACATTGCTGGTGGGTTTGTTCCCAATGTTCTGTATCAAGGTCAGTCTGTTATGGGTGACACAACTTCTAGAGAAGTTCGTAGCCTTAGTGATGCGTTCATGAAGAAGCTTCCGTTCGGTAACGACAACCTAGACCCCAAGCGTAACATCTTAGGAGAGCCTGTCATCATGGAACAGGTTCCATTCGTTGGTCCGTTCAATCCTTCGGCTATCTCTACAAGAGATGGTGACGTAGTGTTTGAAGAACTTGCAGCACTTGATCATGGATTCACTCAGACAAGCACAATGCTTGACCGTAGTATCGACATGACCGAGTTCGTTAACGATAAAGGACAGACTGCTTACGACAGACGCTTAGAACTCCTGAGTGACACTAAGATCAGAGGTAGAACTCTCCGACAAGAACTTGAGAAGTTAATCAACAGCAGACGCTACCAACGACTCTCTCCACTTACGGACGGAGCGTTAAAGAGCCCTCGTGTTCAACTTATCAATAGAGTCCTGAGCAAGTATCGTTCACGCTCTCTGAGTTTGATGATGGAAGAGTTTCCAGAAATCGAACAAGAGTACAAACGTATGCGCTCAATCAACAAACAAGCACAGAGAGGTGCTTCAACCGAAACATTACAAGCATTGCTAGACGCATAATTTATTAACAAGAAAGTACAATCATGGCTCAATCATATAAAGAATACACTGGTAGTGATCTATCAGCCACAACCTATAGTGTGGATTTTAAATACCTCAGAATCGACGATGTACATGCGATCGGTTTTGATGGGGAAAAATGGACTCCACTGGCTCTAGACGCCTCTGCACCACGAAGTGCTACCAACAAGACAGTTACGCTGGCAACAGCTCCTAGTGCATACGAGAAGCTTCGTATATATCGTGCAACTTCTAACACACAACTAGTGGACTTCCAGAACGGCTCACGGTTGTCCGAGAGTGACCTTGATACAGCTTACCAACAAGGTCTGTTTGTGGCTCAAGAGATTTCCGAAGATGCTAGCACTGCTCAGTTTTCAGCCGTAAGAGAGGCTGGACTTCAAGTAGGCACAAGTCTATCAAACTTTGCTAGTGAAGACTTTACTGGAAATGGTACAAGCACTGCCTTCAATATCACAGAGTTTAATCCTCAGACAACGGTGACTGAAGCGTATCGTGTGTCTATTGACGGTGTTATGCAGTCGCCTGTAGATGCCTATTCGATTTCAATGACCCCATCAAAAATCACTTTTACGTCAGCACCTCCAAGTGGTTCTAAGATTGTTGTAGTAACAGCCGCTAGTGCAGCTAGTGCCGCATCTGTGGATGATGTAACGATTGGACTTACAAGTGCTAACAAGACTGAGATTAAAGATGGTGGTATTACTCCCTCCAAGCTTTCTACGGGTGCGCCTCAATGGGATAGCAATGGAAAACTAAAGACAGGAAAAGATACTGGCGATGGTTTTCCAATTACTCATATAACAGCCTCTAGGGTAGGCATTACAGATACCCTAGAATTGTCTGCTAATGATGCAATAATTTTTAAAACCACCTACCCTGATGAGCATGAAAGGATGCGGATTACTAGCGATGGTAGGCTACTAGTTGGAACAGGTGTGGGTAATTTAAACAACAGTGGCGAAACTGGAGCTGAGATATTTCCACAGGGTAAAATTCAAGTCGCGAGAAGTGACTCACCTGCGGCAGATTTTAATCGACTAAACAGTAGCGGGAGTTTAATTGATTTTAGGAAGGATGGGAATGTAAAAGGAAGCATCACGATTACAAGTTCCACTACATCCTACAACACTTCCTCCGACTATCGTCTCAAAGAAGACATTATCGAACTAGACGACAGCACTGAACGACTCAAAACGCTCAAGCCTTGCAACTTTCGATGGAAAGCCGACGGTAATCGTGTCGATGGTTTCATTGCTCACGAAGCTCAGGAGGTAGTTCCAGAAGCCGTCACAGGAACCAAGGATGCAGTCGATAAAGAAGGCAATCCAGATTACCAAGGTATTGACCAGTCCAAACTTATTCCGCTTCTCACTAAGGCTCTCCAAGAAGCTATAACTAAAATTGAAACCCTAGAAGCACGAGTGGGGGCACTCGAAAATGCTTAACCCAAATAATTATGTCTATTACAAAATCAAACACTCGAATGCTGGAGGGAACTCTGGGCGTAGATAAACTCTCTGCAACTGGAACAAAGGACGCTACTACATTCCTCAGAGGCGATAACACATTTGCTGCTCCTGCTGCTGCTGCAAGTAACAGTCCAACTTTTTTAGCAACAAGTTCAAATACATCTATTGTAGCAAATACTAATACAGTAGTTATAAATGGTACTGAAGAGTACGATAGCAATTCTTTGTATAACAATTCTACAGGAAGGTTTACTGTGACAGAAGCCACCGCTGGATTATATTATATTTATGCAGGTGTGGGTTATCCTCTAATAACAGCTTCAAGAATACAATGTAATATATGGAAAAATGGCTATGCAACAAGTGAAGGTTTCAGAATAGAAACTCATGCAAGTAATGGCTATCCAGCTTTGCAAATATCTGGCGTGTTTAATCTAAGTGCTGGTGACTACGTAGAAGTAACTACTCAACAAAACAGTAGTAATACGGCGGCTTTGTCAGGAGAAGAAATTAAAAATTATTTTGGAGGATTCAAGCTCGCATAATACTATGAACAACGATAGCCATCTTACACCTACCGTAGCCATCGCTGGATTACTAGGATCAATAACTCTCGAACACGTGAACACGTTCGTTGCAATTATACTCGGACTTGTTTCACTCGCTTATGTAAGCGTTAAACTATGGAAGGAGATTAAGAATGGCAGGAAATAAAGAACTACTAGACGAGCTGATGGCTCTTACAATCGAAGAGCTGTTGACCGTAATCAAGTCTGGAGAAGCAAATCCAGCAATACTCAACGTAGCTAGGCAGCTACTCAAAGACAATCAAGTCACTGCCTCCGTCAAGGAAGACAACGCCATGCAGAACTTAGTAGAGGTGTTGCCATTCCGTGAAGATGATGAACCAATCGCAGCCACAAATACCTAACGAACTCAGAGACTTTCGTAACTTCCTTTATTTCATTTGGCACTCGCTAGAACAGATCAAGCGTGACCCAACAGAGATACAATACGATATAGCTGACTTCATGCAGCACGGTCCAAAGCGGGCTGTGGTTCAAGGCTTTCGAGGAGTAGGCAAGTCTTGGATTTGTTCTGCGTTCGTAGTACACCAACTGTTTCTAGACCCAACTAAGAACATCCTTGTTGTCTCTGCATCGAAGACACGTTCTGATGACTTCTCTACATTCACGCTGAGACTTATTCATGACATCCCTCTTCTGAGTTTCTTGAAGCCCAGTGCTGACCAGCGGTTCTCTAAGGTGTCGTTCGATGTTGGACCCTCTGGAGCATCTCACGCACCCTCTG